TATTAGTCGTCGGTATAAACGAACCAATCTCTTCATTAGCCATTACAATCTCCCTTTGGGCGAAACATTAAGTATAAAGCCTTCAAGTTCGAATCCGCTAGATATGGCATCGTCATCAACCATTTGAGTATCATCAAGATATATTCTTAATTGAACACTTTCACCTGATCCACCTAGATATACCCTATGCCATAAAAGTTCTTGCGTCGCTTCTAACGGAATAGTCACATACGCAAAAGTCTCTAATATCATCGCTCCTAAAAGAGCTCCTGTATTTAACGCTTGATCAGCCATAGACACATTAGAAGACGATGTGTAATAGTCTATTGCCATCTCGCCTATTTCCGTTCGTTGTACGGCAAAATCAACACTGTCTATAGATATGTTCATAGATTTATCTATATATGGATTATATCGTTTAGTTAAGATATCTATTCTAGATACTCGAGCGGCTATACCGCCACCAGTGTAAATATCAACAAGACTATAATCAGCGTCAGTAACTTGTATTTGCGTATTAGAATTAGCTGTTACCTGATAAATTTTATCATTAAGATCTGCGTTTCCTTGGCAATTAGTTATTTTTATATAATCTCCAGTAGCAAGATTATGATCAATGATATCTAATAAAACTAAATCTACTCCAGCAGCTGTCGCGTTAGTTATCTGCAGAACTCTTTCATTTGTTGTGACATCAGGCTCTATTTTAAAAACAAAACCTTGTTGGTTGCCAGCTATAATCTTTTTAAATTGAGCAATAAGCGTTCCGCTATCCCATGCAAATTGAGCCTCTGCCCAGGTTAATCCAACTGATGCCCATGTTGTTCCCGTTTGTTGCTCAAAATATCCAAAAACTGTAATTGCATCGTCATTTATAGCCCAAACACCATCTTTATAGTTGTAAACAAGTACTTTATTTGGATAAGTAGTAGCATGTTTACCAGAATCTGATGATGGAAACGTCCAATAAACCATCTCCGTATGAAAATCCCTCACTCCACCAACTCTTATTGGTCCGCTATTATCATTTCTAATTTTAAAAATCTGATCTGGGATTTCCTTATCTACTCGTTCAACGTTGGCACCACTACAAGCATGGATACCAGTTGTTCCAACAGTTAAAACAGCCTTATCAAATGGTACAGATGAAAACGTAGACTCTGACCCAAGTTCGGTATTAATCTTTTGCCATAAAAACGGTTGTACTTTGTTTCCTGTATAAGCAAGCTCCCAAGTACTTCTTTCAAAATAAACAATAAGTCTATCTCGTATATATTCAGCTCCTACAATCTCTTCTCTTGTTGTCGCATCAATCCATCCCCCACCAGTATATCCTAGTTGATTTCGTTCATAATATGCACTAGCGGCTATAGGACTTGCATTATGAGAGAACCTACATCTATTAGGATGTGCGGTGTTAACTCCAAGCCCACCGCCAGCGTCATTTTCAATAGTATTTAAAAGTAGTAAATGGTCCTTAAAAGGTATGATTAGTTTTGCCGATCTTACAAAGTTAGCGCCAACAATAAATATTGGCTGAAACGTAGTCCAACCACCCATTCCAGCACCAGTATATCTCCACATTGGATCATCTGTGGCTGCCGCTGGAACTGTAGCGTTAAAGTTAGTAATAAACATTAGATTTACATCTGAAGTTGCACCACGCCAGTTAGTTGTATGAAAGAAGTCAGCATTGCCTCCATGAAATTGTTGGCCAGCCGTTGGACCAACTCGATCCCAAAACCCACCAGCATATTGATAAGCAAATTCCGTATCAAAGGCTATTGATGGTCTATTGTTTAAGACATCTGTTTCAAAATTAGAAAGTCCCATAACTGGTTCAGCAGGATAGAAATATATTTGCGTTGTTGCAGGCGCACCATTAAAAACATACGCACCAGTAGTTGTATTATACGTAAATGTTGTAGCCGCCCCCGTATGTAACATATTAGCCGGAGCACCAAGTTGATAAACCGTGAATATTTCTGTGCCTATAGAGAATTGCTGCCCAATTTTGAACACGCTACCCGGCACTATACCATTAGCAGCACCAGCTCCATCGGTTATTCCAACGCCGGCACCACCGGTCAGACCTATTCTTAATCTTGAGTATAATGGTCGCAATACTTCACTAGCCGCTCCAGAACCAGTAAAAATAGAACCGAATCTTTTCTTTATGCTTCCATTAATCATGTAGGCGTTATTTAGGCGCTGGAACGCGCTCTCCGGTAAAAGCCAAGGCTTAAGATCAGTTCTTAAACCGTCTTTTATCGGAGCGATTAAAAACTTATCTTTTGCCATTGTTATATTCCTATAGCTAGGTAACTAAAAGTTAATCCCGTTCCAACATACGCTGCTTCTACTCTTCGAGCTGTAAATCCGGCTGCAGTTATTGCTACGCATCCAAATACATAATCTTTATGATCGCCAGTGCCAAGACTTGCCGCAGAACCAGTAACAGAGTAACAAGTGGCTCCAAATCCACCACTGCTAAATACAATAGCGCTATCACGAACTCCGGCTGTAAATGTTCCCTGTCCATAACAAAGTCTTATTCCAGATGGAAGTAAAGTTGTTCCTGAAAATGTTCCAGCGGCACCCGCAATTGCCTTACTTGTAAGATCTCTAACGTCACCATTGTTTTCATTGCGCAAAAACAATGCTGATATACCACCAGATACTTTTGTATATAAAGCCATCTCGTTCACCGCAGTTGCTGGATCGGCGCCTTGTTCTGGAAAGCTCACGTGCTTATGCTTACCTTCGTCAGCAGCAGCAAAGATCCCATGGTTAATAGCTATCCAGGTCTGTATTTGAGCGAAGTTCTCTAAAAGATCAGCCCGAGATTGTGATAATAGATCCCCTGGTTGCGGGATCGCGTTACTGTAAGGCATTACTAACTCCTAAATTTTAAAAATAACCTTTTGATATATCCGTATAGATTGTAGCGGCACGTTCTTCTTTATTTTGTTGATCTATTGTTCTTCTATTAACAAGCGTTTCTTGCTTCTTAAATTCAGGCATGATCATTTGAACGCTATCCATATCCATACGGTCTTCAAATATTTTTTTAGCCGCTCCATAAGCGATATATTGAAACCATTGCGATAATTCAGGCATCTGATTTAACGCCAACATCTCAGTTGGTCTGGTCTCAACCTCAAGATCAACTCGATAAAGATGATCCGGTACAGGCCTAAAAGTAAATGTATTATTGAAATAAAGTATTGATGTTGGCCTACCTGGCGAGTAATAAACAGCGTTTACATATACAGGTTCACCATTTCCAGGCGCTGAATTAAAAGTTATATCATATTCACCGGTTCGATAATCTATCCAGCTAGCGGCGCCTACGTCACCAGCAAAAACGCCCATTCCGTCATCAGGATCATTAGGCACGTCATGCATGGTCAAACCAAGCGTATTATCATTAATAGCGGAAAATGAGATACTGTTCCTCAATACTCTAGTTGGATAAGTTACTCGGCCAGCTAATGTTCTAGCGGGTGTAAGAATACCTGTATAATTAACAATTAAACCATCGCCATCATCTATTTTCTTCTGTGTTTCTATTCTTGGATTTAAAGAAAAAAACTCTTCACGATTTTGTGAGAATTCTTGCTTATATCCGGAAACATAAACGTTTGAATAGACATTGGTATACATATTATTAAAATTAACCGCTATATCATCCCCAGAATAAACATCTATGTATGGTTGAGTATAAAAAGTTAATGTTGTCTTTAAGGTAAGTAATCTTAACTGAGCTGGAAAATCATAAAGAACAAATGTGTTTATATAATTATCTATCTCAGCGTCTGTTATCTGGGCTGCCGACGGGCTTTTGGTAAGCCTTCTTATTTTAGTTCTAATTTGATCTAAAGTAGACAGCGTATTATCTGGCATCTTTCCATCCTTTTAATTAAGTAACATCCTGTACAGCCGCGCTTAGTTGGCTAGATACCTCTCCTATTGGAATTACCAAAGCGCATGGATTCTCATACCAAGCTGGAGCTCCTGGTATAGCAAATGTATCAAAGTTTGTTGTATCAATATCTATAGTAAACGTATCTGTTCCCGTAACGGTTATAATGGCTGTTCTTTTATCTAATTGAAACATTCCAACACATGCTGGCAATGAAAATCTAACTATTGTTCCTGAAACATAATCATGATCAAAAGTTGTTGTAACTACAGCTGGAAAAGCCTTAGTTATAGAAGAAATCAACCTCATTGAAGGTTGAAACTGAGGATCTTGATACGCGTAACAGTTAGCCATTATAAAACCCTTTTATTAAACGTGTTCTACGGTAACAATCTGTGATGGCTCTGTTGATAGTTCATCTACATCTACAAACTCTAAACTTTGAAATCCAAATCTTCTTACTTTTTGTCCTATCTTCATTGATACTTTGCCATCTTCATCTTTAAGATATTGATGTATGGGATAGCATCCATTTTTATTCAAATGTTTAGCTACTCCTAATGGTATTGAGTATATTTTACCATCAATTAAATCAAATCTTTCTACTGGATCTTCTTTATACGCTTTATAAACAAAACTTAACTCAGCGCCAGGACATTCATAAAACTTAAAAATGCCCTTTACCATCTCTCTATCTTTATCACGTTGATATTTTAAGCTTGGTTTTTTCTTTGCCGCTTCTTTGGGATCCTTAACTACTTTTTCTTCAGCCATCTACGCCTTTCTTTGTTAATACGGAGAGATAATTAAACCTCTCCGTATTCTATTAAATAGTTACAATATTAACCAATAATATTAGCAAATGATTTGCCGGCCATCCATTTAATAGCGTCTCCAGTTGTTCCACCTGGACTTGCCAAAGCAATTCCAGCTGTATCACTAGTTCCAAGGATTAATCCAATAAATCCTCTGTTTTCTACAGCGCCAACTTGGTATAAAGTTTCAGTTCCTACTGGAATTACAGCCGCTTCCGTAAATGGAACATCAGCTGGAAGTGGGAACGCAAACGCTGTATAAGCGGTTGTATCTACCCCAATGCTAAATGTAGCATTACCAAGTCTTGTTATTGTTACAACTTGATCATTTAATTCATCCATACCACTTGAAGTGCTCATTTTCATTC